ACTCGGTGGCCGTGGAGGAGGAAACACCCCAAAACAAAATCGCAGCCTGTCCAGAAGCAGTAAGACGCTTGTCATTAACAATGGCATCAGGAGTCGCAAGTCTCGAGAGGCTCATAAGGAGCACGGACATCTCATTGAACTCAGGACGAGGAATCACATGGAACGACCAGACACTGAAGAAGTTCTGGAAGAGGCATTATGCTGTGCCGAATGCAGACCTCATGAAGTCCATATACACGGACTTCCTTTCCGCGTACTGTGGGAAGTTTGCGGGGTTCCAGACTGGTCCTTTGATCCGAGCGGCTATCCTATCAACGCTTACTCCTCCGGGTGATAAGCACATGTTTGGATATGTCTTCAAGGGGGTAGTCCCTATCTACGATCCCTCTGCTCCTCCTCCTCCGAGAGCCACCCCGACCGCCAAGACTCAGGTCCCCCAGCAGAGTGCAATCCAGACGGAGCTCTCCTCAGCCAACACCTACCTTGCGAAGGACAACCATGATATATCAAGTGATGACGAGAGTGATGATGAGGGTGATGATGAGCCTATCACCCCTCCTGATATAGTGGGATTCCAGGAGACCATGTTGAAGTACATCATGATAGCTCCCGGGAACTCCTACATGGTTTTGGGGTTCCTGGCTATGATCTGTTTCAGGATCATAGTCAGAGACCCAAAAGCGATCCGGCTGTATTTCGCAAATCAGCGGAGGATCCTGGCTCTAATCTCGTCATGTACAGGAGTCGTGATGAGAACTGGAATTCCGGCTCCTACAGCTGCTTTCCTCGATGATCTGGTGGTGAGTATTCCGAAGGGGCAGACAATCGCCTCTGAGGTTCTGGCCGATATGACCTATCTCCTGATCAAGAGCGGTCCTGCCTCCCCGGTAGTTCGGTTCTTGGAAGGAGGATGCATGGTGCATCTGTCAGGGAATGGGCTCGGGCTCATCGACCTGATTGACAGGGTGGCCAACAAGTACGAGGTCACCATTGCTATGGTGCTCAGCCTCCTGCTGACCTCGCGCTCTGTGAAGAGTGTGGGGAGGGTTGTGGAGTTCCTTGTCAATGCTCCCAAGATCCTTTCTTGGAAATGGAGCAGGGCCATCACCGACCGAGCCTTCCAAGATCTCAGGGTCCAGAACAATCTGACTCTGACCGGATACGTCGTCGCTCTTGCAGCGGAGGCAGATGCCGAGAGTGAGATCTGGAAGATCCGCGCACTGGAAGATCTACCAGCCGCAACCAAAGCGCAAGCTATTGCATGGGCTAAGCAGTATCTGATCCTTCGAGATAAGGAGACCAAGACCTCTCACTTTGAGGCTTCAGCTGCGTACAGGAGAGTGGCTGCAGGGATAGAATCTGAAGAGGAGGAGTCAGAGAGTGACGATGGAGACATCAGCTCGGATGAGGACGATGCACCCTGGAATTAGGACGTAGGGGAGGGAGATGGGGCTAGATTTAGAAAAAGTAAGACCGATGTCACTCAACTTAAGTTCCGATTTTGCTAAGGCTTTCAGTGGACCCACCAATCATTCTCTGATTATGGATGAGACTATCACCAACAGGGCTACAGCTATCCTCACCCAGGCCCTCCAAGTCGATGATCCCGAGCCTGAGATCGACGATGACGATCTCGAGGAGGAAGATCACTACAAGACTCTGGAGGAGGAAGATGCGGATCTTGGAAGCGACCTTGAGGGAGAGCCTCTGGAGAAACCGTGGAATGAGCTGGCAGATGACCAAGAGGCTTCTTGCTCTAAGAGCAAAAGCCAAGAGGCTTTCTCGACGAGCACAGACATACATGTGTCGGATGGAGAGGATGATCGAGAGGATACAAAACGCCTAGAGGCTCAGAAGCACGTCACCTTGTCCGCCCTCCTGAAGGATGGAGGAGGATCCGAGAAGAAGCTCTCCTTCATCAAGGCAGGGTCCAAGGATGACTCCTCTATCCGGAAGACGATGAAGACCAATGCGGCCGATAAGGTGCCGATCCAGTATCGGAAGCAGGTCCAAGGGATGCTCAAGAATCTCCGCAAAGACGAAGAGAAAGAGGCCTTGGTCAGCGGATTCCTAGCAGGGTCCGCCTCAGCACGGGACTCAGCCATGAAGGAAGCCATCGCGGAGATCCGAGCTCTCAACAAGGATCATCGAGCTCTGCTCCAGAAGCATGAATCCGCGCTCCAGACAGCCCTCGGAACCATCGCCCAGATGAAGACGGTGATTGATAGCCTGTCCAAACAGGGGGCAGGAAAGGCTGCAAGGCAGGAGAACGTGAAGCCTACCGAAGGCAATCACAGTGCCCGGATCAACGGGAAAGCCATCTTTCTAGTCACCCCGAAGGGGCGCTCCATCCCAGGCACTTGTCTCCCTATGAACAAGGACAAGATGTGGGTGGAGATGTGCGAGTGGGCCAAGACAGAAAGCCGCATTGACACTGTGAGGAGGATCCCGTTTCACAGGCTGAATGCTGCTGCCTTCAAGGTGAGCTGGTCCCCTGTGATGGCGGACATCAAAGAGAAGAGGATGTTGGAGAATGCAGATCTGAGCGTGGAGGGGACAATGAGGAAGTATGAGAGCGTCGCCAAATATTGGCGTTCTCTGTAAGAGGCCCGTTCTTTTCTAGATTTAGAAAAACCAAGACCGCCGTCATGTTGATGGGACGTGTAGACGCCACGGTAACTCACTACTCGGAGTACACCACTAGGCATGAGACCATCGCACTGGTGATCCTTTCAGGACTGTTTGACCCCTATCTTCCTAGGGAATCATTGTTTGTCTTGGCTTCAGAACTCAGCCTGAGATTCTCCCTGGCTGAGTCCATCAGTCCTGACTGTGTCATGGGAGTCTCGGATGGTAAGCCTGTGGTAATCCACCTGCAGAAGAGGACCGCGACCGTCAAGGTTCTGTATGCACTCCCTGACGAAGGGTGGACTCACACAGGAGAGTATGAGAACACTTTCTCCGCTGAGACTTCTTGCAGTTTTGGAATTGTATCCACCAATTGCTCCATCCACGCAACGGTTAGACAGAAGAAAGTATCGGACGTGGTCAGCAAGAAGATGATTGATCAGGGACTAGGATATCGCAGACTGAGAGGGGTAGGAGATGTGACTCGAGGGCTTCTCATCAACATCCACCAAACAATCCGGGAGAAGGGGACAGAACGGGCTCTCAAGCATGTGAAAAGGAGTGAGGAGGCTGCCTCGTTTGTAGGTGAATCATCCCTCGTAGGGCCCGCAGGTGGGAGCAAGGCTCTCACCTTCCTCAAGAACTTCGTCGGGAAGAACTGATACCCCTTCCTGAACGTGCATGCTTTAATTTCCTCTCATTAATACTCTAGTAGGCTTCTGGTCTGCACAGGTGACGGCTTCGAGTAGATTTAGAAAAACCAAGACAATCGTCATGGAATTCTTGGTCGCCGCTGCAGGACTTATATCTCTTCCCCCTTCAACTCCTCTGTTCTATCCTCTTTCTTCCTACAGGGACTACCCTATCCCCATCCCAGAGAGATGCCTGGTTTCATCCAGCCAGGCTAGTGAGACGTTCCCCTCGAAAGTCTCCCTCTTGGTCCCCGACGTTTCCGTCCATCTTTTGACTGCCACCATCTGGTCGGTTATAGAGACTCGGACTTCCTGTACTGTCTATTTCTTTGGAGCCCAAGAACAGATGATATTGACTAGACGGAATGCTGATCCCCGAGATGCCGAACATTTGGTGGATCGGCTGTTGGTAGAAGACCCGGCCTCCATCGAGGAGGATTTGGACAAGGAGGATATGTATTCCTGCTCTTGGACTGGCACTTATGAGAAGACCTCTTATCGTCTAGTCTCTCAAAATATCTCTCTGTCTCTCTCCTCCAGCGGAAAGGTACTCAGCCCTGCTTCTCTTTCATCTTGTGATTTCTCCACCTCGAGGAAATGTATCTCCCCCACCAAAAACTCCGTGTACATCGGTTCTCGCCTCTTTAAGCCTCTAGAAACTTCTGTCCTCTGTGAAGGTCTCAAGATCGCTTTCGTGCAACCAATGAGAGTCGGGTACGACAATGGAATACATAGAGTCTGGTCAGAGACCGAAACTCTCGAGTTCTACGTCAGATCCAACTCAACAGGACCTTGTGACGACTTGTTTGTCTCCGAAGAAGGCTATCTTCTTCATTTCAACCCATCCTTACTCTCTCTTCCTCTGACTAACTCCTCTCTAGATCATCCCGACACTGAGATGTTCTATGAAGACGTGCAATGTCAGAACGCCTGCCTGACTCCTTCCGACTGTGCACAGTGCGGAGTCCGTCGTCACTCGTCCTCTCAGAAGAAGAAAACGTGGGATGAGTGGAAGTTGCTCCATAACTTCCAGTCCCGGCTGACTTTGACTGAGGCAGAGGTTCAGGCAGCCCATTCCGTCAATGAAGCTCAGACTCAGTCAGATGTTTCCCAGCTTCAATCTGCTCTCTGTAATCTGCGTCACTTACTGTGGTCGAGTTTTCAGAGCACCAGGTCCGGAACATTGGCTGCCCAGTACATCACAGGCACCCCTTATCACCTGGGGACATTCACTGGAAGATATATCCGGGTGTGGGACTCTGCTCGAGCAAAGAACGTTCGCATTGACCCCTCTGTGGTGAAAGGATCGACTGTCAAGGCAATATATGTTACCGAGGCCGGGGAAGAGCAGATTGGGGGCCTCACTCTTGGCGGATTCATCATCTCAGGACTGTCAGGAAGGCAGAACTCCATCCCGGCAGGTTTTGTCCCCTTCGGGAATGACTCCTACATTGAAATCATCGGGAGGACAGTTAGGAAAACACCGGGTCTGTTCAATATTGCCACTCCATCTCACCTCTCATTCCCTGACCAGAATCTTTACACTCCAGGTGAATTAACAAACGGGTCAGAAGGCATCTTGGAGGCTCTGGCTGACATCCAGATTGGCGACTCCTTAGTTCGCTTGTCTTCTGGACAAGGAGTACTAGGGAACCATCGGGCCAGCAACCTACTCGCGCCACTGAAGAGTTTCGAGACGTGGGTGAACACCACATGGATGAATTGGGTAGTCGGTTTCTTCACCGTGATTCTGGGAATCTTTTTCTGTACCTGTGGGATTCGGTGTATTCAGGTTTGCTGGCGAATGGGGAAAGCACCAGCTCCTGTGGAGCGTATGTCCCATCGGGTGTGAGAAGCACAGACTTGCTGTGTTTCAAATGTATTGTAGATTTAGAAAAACTAAGACAGTTGTCATGGATCTCGGAGGGTCAGAGTTCTCCAGCGATCGCTTCGTAAAGACAGAATTTCCTGAAGCGACTCATTTGGATACTCCATTGAGGGACACTATTCCCCGCATTACAGAATCTTACATCAAGGCCCCTTCCCCATCTGGTTCAGGCTCAGAACCAGGGGTCTCTAGAGCGGCCCTCCGAGAAGTACAATCTCTTCGAGGTTTTTCCAGGACAGGTCATTATTCTAGAGATCACGGCAAAGCATGGAGCCATTTCTATCAACTAGCAAAATCCTTCGACACTCCCGTGAAGGCCCCTTCTCTCCGGAATTGGAGCAGGGTTGCTTATAAATTATTACAATGTCAAAAGCAGGGGATAGCCCACCTCAGCCCCCAGGCTGAGTCTCTTCCTCTCCCGGACTACCCCACCACTCTTTATAACTTGTGGGGAGTGCGGCATGTACTGGAGATAGGAGTGCGGTCCTCCTCTAGGAAGAAATTAATTCGGAATCAACGACTCTGGGAGCTCTACGCTCCGAAGTCTTCCTCAACACTCCTTCATCATTCGTCTCTTCTAGGAAAGTTCATCGTAGGTAGCTTTGTATGTATATGGATTCCTCCAACTTCTGGTTCTCCCACTTATATCTTATCTCGGGATATCTTCTTAATGTTCAGCGATCTGATTTCCCAGCGATTCTTAATTCTATTGTCTAGTGTGACGGCACCTAGTTTCCAGTGTAACGACGTCCCATCTTGGTCTGTAGCAGAACGCGTTTTGAGATGGGGGGATAGAGTATTGGAGTTATTAGGGAACCAAGGGTATGATGTTCTCAAGAACTGGGAGGCTCTTTGCTCGGGGATATTCATATCAGAGGGTTCAGAGCCTATAGTAGACAAACATGCCTTCTTATTGTCTACAATCAAGGAGCTGGTGAAGATCGAGACAGAGTATTCAGTGGACCTTCAGGTCAAGGAGATCATAACAATTCTTCGATCCTCTGTGAAGAAAAACCCACACCATCTGAGTCAGCTTTATGGGTTATACAGACTGTGGGGGCATCCCATTGTCGACTTGGCGGGGGGTATTGAAAAATTGAAATCTGTCGCGACTGGTCCCAAGATTCCAAATTTAAACTACATTAAACATATGGAGTGCTCTTTTAAGGAGCAATTCTCGGTCAATTATTGGAGACGCCATGGGAAGTGGCCCGTATTCGACCTCACCGAAGTACCCCCTACATCCTATTTGTACGAGGTCTTGTCTGAGAACCGACCTCTAGTTTGTAGTCACAGGCTCTACAATTTGGGAGACTGGGACTATGTAAAGGCCATGAAGACATTTGAAGTACAAGACAGCTATAGCATGGTAGACTGGCTTTCGGACAAAGCGATGTCCCTCTCAGCAGAGGACCTGAAGAGAGAGGTAGAGGATCACGGATCAATTGGGGCTGGTTGGAAGAGAAGCGTACTCTACAAATGGTTAACATCTGATTTAGCATCTCCTCACGCTCTGTTAGACCAGATAGACAAGAATGGTTTCCCCGCCGAAGAGACTGTTGTAGGAGTTTACGATAAGGAAAGGGAACTAAAGATCATGGCCAGATTTTTTGGATTACTCACCCTCTGGAAAAGAATGTACGTCGTCGTCACCGAGTCCATGCTTGCTCACGATATCCTGCCTTATTTCCCTGAGATCACAATGATGGACGACTACACCACCCTTCAGAAGAAGTTACATGCTTTAACCTCTCAGACAAATAGCAGTGAGAATTGGGAGGTCACCTACTCGGTCGATTTTGAGAAATGGAACTCACAGATGAGAGAGCCTGAGACAATTGGGATTTTCAAGTTTTTGGACAACTTGTATGGGTATGAAAACGTCATCTCTCGAACCCACGAAATGTTTGAACAGAGCACTCTCTATCTTGCTAATGGTCTCTTCTTACCGGAATTTCAAGGTAAGAAGATGAAGGAAAGTTGGGCCTCATGGACGGGACACCTTGGAGGAATAGAGGGACTCAGACAGAAAGGATGGACTCTGTTCTCCTTGATGGTCCTCAAACGGGTCGCCAATGAAGTAGGAGTCAAGTTCAGACTTATTGGACAAGGGGACAACCAGGTATTTCGTATACAATATCCAAAAGATGAAGGGATAGAACAGGCGAAGAAGAAACATCAGGAATTCATCGACAAGCTCCACGAAACTTTACAACAAATAGGGCCTCCAAGCAAGAAATCTGAGACGTGGTCTAGTTCTTCTTTATTCTCCTACGGAAAATTTCTCATTTACGAGGGGGCTCCTCTCTCAATGTGTTGGAAAAGAATGTGCCGATTTATGCGCCTCGGCAATGACGGCTTCCCTTCTCTCTCTTCTAGCATCTCTTCTGCCTCGTCCAATCTCACCGCCGCTATCGCTTCTTCGCTGTCCGTTGACCACATTTATTTCATTTATCTATTGGAACTATTAGGCACTTTATGGTACAACTGCTCTTATCCCATCTCTCAGGATTCTATTCTTCCTGAAGGGGAGAATTGGACGGTGAAAGGCCCCCCGGATCTGGAACAGAGAAGGGATCAGTTTAGGGTGCATCTCTCTGCAGCAGATCTGAGGAAGATCACTCAGTTGTCGGATGGTTTGTTAGGAGCGCTAGCCATGTTCCCTTTGGTCTTAGGAGGATACCCCATCCAATTGCTAGGAACTTGTCTAATGAAAGGATTTCCGGATCCTTTGACCGAGAGCCTAGCCCTTCTAAAAACCACCTATCAGTACTTGCCCGACTGCATGAAACCGTATATCCGGAACATTCTATATCCTCATTTGAGCAAATATGTCAACCCGACACAAATTGTCCAAGACCCTGTTTCACTGAATCTCATCACTGAGTCCAATGTCGGAGATCGAGTGAAGAGATTCGTATCCGATTACCTCGGGAATGCGCAGTGGGTCACCAACCGGAAAGTTTTAATTATTCTGGATGCGGCAGGAAGACGACAAGATGATCTGGCTTGTATCTTGTATCAGATGAATCCGTTCAATCCTAGGGTGGGCCATGATGTGATCAGCGCAACTTTAGTAGGTCGCGCATTATCCATCATGGGACGCCTGACCAAGACTCGCACTCTGACAGCTTTGGCCGTACAGGACTCCTCAGAAAATTTGTATCGGACCTTGCAGAGGGCGGAAAAGAGCGGGATTCTAGCAGTATTGGGTCAAATGCATTCTGCGGGTTCCCAGGTTCCAGAAGGAGACCATCTCCAGATATGTACTACAATCCTGGCTGACTCACTCAGAATGAAGGGCTGGAGGAAGGAAGTATCGGGCGTGACTACCACCAGTCACTGGGAAGCATTGTCTTGCACTCCTTTGCCCTGTACTCTGTGTCCCGATGATGATGGATATGTACTAGTCAGGAGAGTGGAAGAGCTACCGTGGAAGAGGATACCATTTGACACCCCTGGAGAGGTTCCACCTTACATGGGCTCAGCCACCAAGGAGAAACTAGGGAGTCAGGCGATTAAGCCAGAAGAAGAAGGCGGGCCTCTGATGAAGAACATAGGGAAAGTGCTTCGTATAGTCAATTGGGGAGTGGAAAGAGGGAGCAACTTCCACATGCTGCTCAAGAAGATCCTTAGTACCTTGTCTGATCATCCGTCCGAGTGGTACGAAACTCCGGAGGAAAGTGTGGCAGGGTCGTTGGAGCATCGATGGTTGGATGAGGTCACCAAGCACAAAGGCTCCTATGCTATGTTGTTCACAGGCCCGACTCTGTATCATGTCTCGACGAGTAGTCTCACTAAGTATGCGAGAGGGGGAAGCAACTATACCATCCATTTTCAATCCATCCTCTTAACAATTGTTGGAGGCCTGAGTGCCAAGCTCTCACAAGACGGAGACGGGAAGAACATCAGCTGGCATCTACACATCCGATGTCCCTCATGCATCAGAGAAATCACAGAGGAAATGTTAGAGGTCCCGGACTCTTATCAGGATATTACAATCCCCTCTCTAGAAGGGACTTCAGAGTTTTCTTCACGATCTTCTCAAGGGCAGGCGACTCCGGTGGTAATAGCTCTTAAAACCGCACCTGTTACCATTGGAGGAATAGAGTGGAGGGTCGCTGTCCGGCTTCTCAAAGAGACGCTGCGTCTCAGCACAGAGGTAGGAGACGGACGCGGAGTGTCGCCTGATATTGCCGTAATTCCGGTTCTGTGGGGGGACAAGTTGAAGCTTGTCAATCTGCTTCCTAAGATCGGGATCTTACTTGTCATCAGGATCTCTCTAAGATTACCCAAGCGCGTATTTGAGGATTACGACACCTGGAAGGCAGAGGTCATCTCCCGGGTGATCAACATTCCTGCTGGGGCTCTCGCATTTTTCGGACCTCTATTGCTCCCGGTTTGGCAACGCTTTTGGATCGCGGGTGCGCCTTTCCAAGTTATGACTCCTCCTACCAGCCCTCCATCTTCTGCCCAGATAGGACACTGTCTCAAAGAGGGAATCTTAAGAGCGATAGATCTCATTCTGACGGGGGAGTTGCCATTTCCGTCAGAAGGAGAAGAGGTTGCAGACTCCGTGACTGGCATTGAGGCGCTCCCCCTGTTCAGACAGACTCTCAAGCTTGTGATTGAGTCACAGAAATCCTCTGTTTTGCAGGACTTCTTCAATCTAGGTCTGTTAGTAGGGGAGGTTGAATTCCCAGCGCAGCCTGGCACGGTCAAGACCCTACCCCTTTTGGGAAACACTGAGGGGCTCCTTAACTGGGGATTCATCCGTCATCGCCACACTTATGGAGATTGGGATCTATCCTCAGAAATAAAGAAATTGCCAGCCCTTTCATTAGGATCGTTCACAGGAGAGAGTCCTTCCATTCTACTCGGTCATAAGCCACTTACTCCAGTGTTTGTATACCATAATGACAACTTGATCAAGACAAGAACCAGGATTTACTATCAAACAGAGAGACCTTTTATCCCTGGACCTGTGTCTTCTTCTAATCATCTCCTCAAGAAACTAAATTTCCATACGACAGCGGCCTATAAGTTGATCCAAATTTTGTCCTCAGTCCCTCTTCCCCCGGCAAACCTGGTTGCAGCCGTTGGGGATGGCTCTGGGACTTTCGGAGTCATTTTAGCATCTATTTTCCCCCAGGCAAAGGTGTATGTACAGAGCTTGGTTGACTTATCCAACATCCCTCCTCACTCTCTCACAGAGGCCTCCCCCCCTGCTTTTGATCCTTATCCGTCTCTGAGGAAGCGGTTAATCTTCACGCGGGAATCCTACGAACACCAGAGTGATCTCACTAAGTTTGCAACGGTGGAGGCTATGAAGGGGATGTTGGGAGATATTGATGTGTTGACCTGTGATGCAGAGGGCAGCGGCTGGGCAGAGGGGAAGAAGGGATTGTTGATCGCAAAGCACTTGGCCCATCTCAAGCCAGGCCTGATGATTATGAAATCTTATCTAAGCAACCCCAAAATGGTGCTCTGTCAGGTAATCCTGCTTCTCCAGAGTTATGAGTCTGTCCGAGGTTTCAGGAGTGATTGGTCAGGGATAAACAACACAGAGATATACATCGTTGCGTCTGGACCGTACCCCAGTCAATCTTCCGTGGACGTGAAAGATGATGTGATTCTTAGCAACTTTTCCTTGACAGAGTCATATCAATTGAAGCTGTTCAAGGGAATTAGGAATACGGATTGGGCCCGGGCTCTGAAAGTTGAGGATGCGGAGCAGATGGAAAAACTGGTGAAGAATAGTGCAGGGCGTGTGTGGGTTAAGACCAGACTGATGCATTATTTCACCAAACCCTCTTATACGTTCCCTGATGATGTCATCAAAGAGGATCATCAGGAACCTTGGGTGAAGGGTCGACCGGCTGCGCTCCGAACTCGATTTAGAAAGAATGTCTGGACGCACTCTGTCAGAAGAAAGTGTTGTCAACGGTTTCTAATTGGGCTAGCCGCTGCAACTTGGAGGGTGACGTCGGGATATGTAGACCTCGAAATGTGGCAGGAGAAGGGAGTGTTTCAGTTGTGGAAGACAAGAACTTCTTGGGCTTGGGTCATCACAATCAAAGTCGTAGAAGGGGAGAAGGTCAGTGATTTCATCAGCAAGCATGAAGTGAGGATATTGTATCAACTGGCAGGGGAGGCCGCTTCAGTGATCGACTGGAAACTCAATCCTAAATGGAGCGCGACCAAGTGGGAGAGACCCCATTGGGCCAGGCCGATCCGATCCCAGACTTCCAAGTCAGAAACACACTGGGAGGCTCAAGGGGAATCTTCCTCCTCCACGGCCACCGAGTAGATTTAGAAAAAGTGTCATGGATTTATGGGACTATGAAAATCT